TGTCAAAGAATACCTCACGGTTCACTTTGCGACCATCAATCACAGCACCAGTCTTGGCAGTAATATACATCCAAGAGTAACCGCGATTCTCTAGTTCGGAGCAGAAATCAGTTTCAGACACAAGCGAAACGATTTGCTTGGTTGCCTTAGCACAAATCAGAATCTTACCGACGCTATTCTCATCAATCGTTTCTAGCAGGTTCTCAGCGTCACGGTCAAAGTTGGTCTGCTTACCAGTTACCATAGGCAGTTGCTTGACGATAACTTTAGGAGGCACAATATAACCACCTTCAACAAGTTCAGGAGCAGGAACTTTGCAGATGACCTGACCATAAACAGCAGCATCATTCATTCCTGGTTTACCCACAGCAAGAGAATGTTTGGGAGTTGCAGTAAAGAAATAAGCGCGTCGTGCGTTAGCAGAATAGTGCTCAGTCGCAGGGAAAAAGTGACGCTGAACGCTGTTATGTGCTTCATCAAAGTAGATGGTATCCACATCAATCTCTGCAACAGCAAGACGCGACAGAGAGTTGTAGGTGGTAACAATCAGTTTGTGATTGTCAGCATTAGCATTAACCCAGTTGTAAATCTCACGCGGGCGGGTAGAACTTTCGTGATGAGTTTCTCCACTATGAACGTGAAGTACAGCAGCGTTAGTGATAAACTCAAGGAACTCAGCAGAGAGTTGCTCAGCAAGCAGAATACGCGGAGCGACTACAACAATCGTTTGAGGAGTTTCTGACTGGAACTCGCGCAGAGCATCATAAATCATCTTCAGCGTCTTGCCACCGCCAGTAGGAACGATGATCTGACCTTTATCGTGCTGTTGCATAGCAGCAACGCCACGTTCTTGATGCGGACGGAGTTGGATTTGCATTGGAATCATCATCTAATATAGGTACAGTTTAGGCGTCCCCCCTTTCAATCACCAGACATTCCCATAACAATGAGAATACCAAGAATAATGCCGATAGGAATAACAATATACCAGTAATTTACCAACAAGTAAAGAACAAATCCAATTCCAAGTAACCACACAAATCCTTCAGAATCTCCAGAACTGAATGAAGAACCTCCACCACCAGAGCGAACTTCTCTTAGATTTGCAATCTGCTGAACATCGCCGTGCTTAGCATAAATCTGCTGCTTTGCTCCGCCAAATGTTGCCGCTTCTACTTCAGTTGTAATCCTGCCAACTTGCGAGTTGACAAATACTTCTGCTCTCCAAGTTGCCATAATAAAGTTTCGGGTAAGTGTTGATTATTTTGAAGTGTATTTGTGCTTAAGTTGTTTTTCTGAGGTCTTACCAGTTGACTGTAGAACAAGATCTCTCAGTTTTCTCTCACCTTTCTTGTAAAGTGCTTTTCTTTCTTGTGTAGAAAGACCTGATGCTTTTGGTGGAGTATAACCAGCAGCAGGTTCTGCCTGCGGTTTCTTAGTTGAAAGAAGTTTAGATGCTGTTTTTGCTACATCTTTTGCCTTTGGTTTTGCTGCTGATGCTGGTGCTTCTCCACCACCTTTCTTTGCTGCTGCTCTTGCTCTTGCTGCTTTCCTTCTCTCTTCTTTTGCTGCTGCTAGTTGTGCTTCTCTTGCACTTCCACGCTCTTGTGTTGGTTGCTGAACCCTTGCAGATACTTGTCTTTGAGTGCCAATATCCTTACGATCTTTATATTCTACAGGTTCAGTCTTTCCGCCACCAATAGCACGAACACGACGCCTTTCAGGAGCAGATTTCTTACGTTGTGCTCCAATTCTTCCACCTTCTCCAGTCTTACGGATTTGGGAAGAACTCATAACACTGGCATCATATGCTTCGCTAGTCCAACCCTTAGAAGTTTTCACGTTGTACTCTTTCTTTCCAGGACCAATATCGGCAATTTTATACTCTATTGGTTTTTGTGGATTTACCTCAATTTTAACCTTTTTTCTTGCCTCAGTAATGAAATCCTGGAAAGTTCTCATCTTACTAACTAAACACTCTTTTAGTATTTAGTTATCTGCAGCGTCACGCAGTTTATCTTGAGCGGACTTGCTAATTTTACACACCAAGTCATTATCATAAAAATACTTTACCCGCTCACGACGAGCAGCAAGTAGAATATCATACTCCTCATGTTGCTGTTTTGTAAAGTTGAAATCTTGCTTTCGCCAAATCTCCTTGAGTTCGTTAAGATGAGGCAGCACGTTCACAGTTTCAGTCATTTGTTCAGGATACAGGAGTTTCGGTTTCAGCGGTAGGTTCGGTGGTCACTTGTTTAGGTGTCACACGAACATTGTAAGGACTATTGAAGAACCTACGGAAAGAAGTAACAACAATAAGAAGCGTTGAAGCAACACCAACCAAACCAAGGAAGGTAACAGCATCACCACTGAAAGTGTAAGTGTCAGGAGTCATAATCAGAAATCGTGCGTAGAGTTCAGGTATTCGTTGAAGGATTTATCATCAAACCCTTCGTCAAGGAAAAGATCATCTTCTTCAGAAAGGTTGAAATAATCTTCTTCTTCAATTTGAGCGTTGTTGTTGAAAGGGTCCATCCAATAATGGTTGCTTACATTATAGGGACACTTTAGGCGTCCCCCCTTGTTATCAGCGAGACATAATTGCTTTTAATCTTGCTTTCTTTGCAGCGAGTTCTGCACCCGCTTCGTGTTCCATTTCTCCGTGTGCTTGACGTATCTGCGTACCTTTCCACTTTACAGATTGTCTTGCAACTTGTTTATTATATTCGGTTGGTTCCATTGTAGGATGCTGTTCTGCAATCTTAGAAATCTTCTTCGCTTTCTTCTTTGCTTTCTTAATTGCACCGCCACCAATACCACCTTGCTTCTCTAGTTCTTTCGTTACCTTCTTTGCAGAACCGATAGGTGCTTGTGGTGCATCGTGACGAGCAAGAGTATAAGTCTTCACACCATCTTTTTCTTGATATGTTCCTGGAACTGCGTGTGGTGGGATAGAACTTTTCTTCTCACAGATTGTCAGAAACTCTCTAAAAGTCAGCATTTCTCTATTGTATTTTTAGATATTTATTATTCAAACTCAAATGTTCTATTTACCTTTCGTAGTGGTGGAGTTTGATATACAGAAGCATCCAAACTATCTGTATAAACTTGTATGGTTGTTTTATCATTCCAGTGTCTGATTACACCAGCACAAATGAAAGCATTAGTAATCAAATAGGTCACAAAAATAAAAGTTCGGATAAGAGCAATCTTATCCGATTCCTTATCACATTTACTTGCCTTTTCACCTAACGCTTTCGCCCACCAACGCCACATAGTTTTATTTTTCATTTTCCATTCGCTAATACAACATTCTTGAAATCGCTGTGATACACAACTACCTTAACATCTTGAGCACGATGCCTACCTTTACTTACTAAGATTGAAATGCTCTGTTCTGTAGCAAATGCAATCACACCACAAACATTCTTGTAAATGACTTCAGTTCCCTCTGTAAAAATCATACGAAAAATGCTTCAACTCCTTGGTATTTAATAGGCATCGCTGTGTAGTCTCGCGTATCCTTGAAGTCTACTTCTTTGCCGACTGTTGAACTATTTACAGGACTAAAGAACTTGCATTTCTTGTAATCATAGAACCCCCAGATGGTTCTGGTAGGTTTCCCCATATTGTAATCAAACTTGCGGTGACAACGCAACCAAATAGAAAACACACTACGTTTGAACTCTTCAACTTCATAACTATAACCTTTTGGTGCTTTGTGTACAAATTGGGGAATTAAATCAACAGAGAGTTTCATTGCGATTAGCAGTCGTACTCTTTATCATAGCACAGAAGTTTAATCTGTTCTTGAAGTTGTAAGATTTCTTTTTGTTGGTCAGTGATTTTCTCTTGCAGTTGTGCAATCCTTGACTGATATTGTTGTTTCAAGTCAAAGACCATTTTGTTGGTATGAGAAACGTTTTGAGTCATAATCAGGTCGTAAAGGATTCAACAACGCGAGACTGTTCTTCTTCAGCAAGAGCAAAACGAGGAGCAGCAACTACACGCTCCATAATCTTATTGTCATAGGAAGAATCATAAGAGACTTGACTATCTCTCAGAATATCGTGGCATTCAATATCATTCTCAGCAATAACATTGATTAGTCCACCATACTCAGAAGAAGGAAAAGGAACCCAGAAATCAACAATATACAGATACTTCATTTGTTTGTGTAAATTACTCCTTTAGTTTAATCGTTAAGTGTGTCTTCGTCAAGTGGTTTTGACATTTTGCCGATTATAGTTCCTACGATAGGACCACCAACCATAGCAATCAAAAACCAGATGCCAAGGAAAGTAAATATTGACATTTTAATCTAAAAGAAACTCCTCAAAGAAATAGTCAACAGTAATTTCAAACTTTGCTGCTTGTTCTTCTGCCCACATACAGAAATCATCAGCAGTTCTATCAATCTGAAGGTCTTTGCGGTCTTTGTTGTAATCAATCAAAAGTTTTTCCTCCTTTAAATTGTTCTTCTTCTTTAGGTCTCATCACCTTCAAATAGTATAGCATAATACTGAATACAACCGCAACCAGAGAGAAGTAGATTGCAATAGCGAGTGAGAGTGTCATTTGATTTGATTACTCGGTGGTTGCTTGAGTTGCTCCATTGCTTGATGACGATAGTATGCTTTATACATTGCATCATCACGATGGATTAGAAATACATTCCATCCAATCACAGCAGAGAAAGCAATCAGTCCAGCAGCAAGATACTTTGGTTTCATTTGTTCATTTGAAGTGTAGGAACAGGCATACCACCCTCAGTAGGAACATAGATGGTCACATTACCTTTGTTAGCACCCTCTTCCAGTCCAGTGATATAAAGATACTGAAGATACTCACGATTGTCCTTCAGACTATCACCGATGATTTGGTTTGCTTTGGCAACACCAGTAGCACGAATGATCTCAGCATCAGCTAGTTGTTGGGCACTATCTTTCTTTGCTTGTGCTTCCAACACTGCTACCTGACGAGTATATTCTGCCTTGTTCAGTTCTGCCTTACCAGCAAGAGATTGTTGCCACACATTATATTGTGGACCACCAATGAATACGATGGCAGCAAATACACCTACACCAAGCACAATAGCAGCAACGGCAGGGTCAATAAATCCGTTTTGTTGTTTCATTTTGAAGAAATCCCAAAGTTGTTGAAAATCATGTTAACGAGAGTAATAATAGCAAAGTTTTGTCCAAACGACAAACTCACACCAAACCAGGGCAGGATAAGTCCAAGCAACCAAGTTTCAAGTAAGATGGTGCCAGTTGCAATAACGGCGGCAACTGCAACAACACCAAGAGCAGTAGAAGTTTTCATAAATCAAACGTGAAGAGCAGCAGAGGGAATTTCAACGATTTCGGGGAGTTTGCTATCATCAAACTGGTTCATATTATAGCACACCCACTCACCATTGCGGAAGAGATAGGCATACTCTTCACCCTCACAGAGATACTCACCGATGTTTTTATCAAGGCGAGGAGAGCAATCATCGCCACGTTGAGAATAATATTGAGGACCGTATTCATTTCCTTTATTTTCCCAACTCTGAATGCTGGTATCAAGAGTCCAACGCTCATCAGTCCAGCAGCAAGACATATCACCACCATCAATCAGTTCGGAAGCAAGTTCTTTGCTATTGTAGTGCGTCTTCAGGATGCGTCCCAACCATTCGGGATAACCATCCCAGTGATGATAGACAGAAAGAATAGAACCATCAGCGAGTTCAATACCGATGCGAGAGCGGGTTGCCATTTGAGGATTGTGCTTACACTATAGGGACACTTTGGGCGTCCCCCTTTCATTCAACCACCTTTTTCCTTAAGACTACGAACAAGATACTCAGTAAACTGTTCCATCTTCTCTGGATGAACTTGAGTAATATCATAGTTTATTGCGTTCTTAAGAGCAACCATCTCATTCCATTCTGTTTGTGTGAGTTCGCTGTTATGTTTGTTGGAATAAGTCATCAATTTGCTCCCAAATATCTTTAAATCCTAACATTATTTAAGAGAGAAGTGCCATTCCTTAATGATGTCTTTAGAGTGTTGTTACAAAACTTAATCTTCATCAAAGAACGAACCAAAGTTACCTTTACTCCCAGGTTTGCGAGTATCCAACATATCCATAATCTCCTCAAACTTCTTACATTGTTCAATATCAAGTAGAAGTTGTGAGAGTTGTTTAACTACAAGTGGTTTTTCATTTGTAGCAGCAGACTTGATTGCTGCTCTCAGATGACTTTCTGCTTCTAGCAGATGTTCTAGTGTTTGCTTACTTAGTGCCATTAACTTTCCTCATTGTAAAACTACCATCATTATTATCAATCCATTCTACAGTATCACCTTCTTTCAGGTTTGCTGCTTCTAACAAATCGTCTGGGAATGTAACGAAACATTCTCCAGTCAATCCATCAACCTCCACAGGAAGTTGCCACTTAACTACTTTATCTTCTTTATATTCTTCTGGATAATAATGTTCTTCCCAGAAATCATTCCAAGCACCTTTACATTCTGGTGATGGGTCATCTTTATCACAAACCTTTACCTGATTACCTTTGGGGTCAGTTGCATAATCATCATATGCTTTAATGTGACCAATACCATTACCATTCAGTAATGCAAGAAGTTCATAGCACCTTCCTGTATGATATTTGTAAATGTAATAGTTTTCTTCTACTACCTTTTTAATCACATCATAAATCTCCTGCGGTGTTGCTTCACTGCAGGAGAGTGCATCTTGCATCCATTCATTCAACTTATCAAGTGAATACTTTTTGTAATCAAAGTCCATAATCAATCTACTCTTTTAGGTTTAGAACAGTCTTTACAATAGTAGGAGAACCCCTGACGAAAGTATTTTACCACCTGATAGTGGTCTTCGTCAAGAGGTTTCTCTTCACCACACTTATCACACCTCCTCGTCTTTTCGCTGTTGCTTTCGTGCTTTCTTGAGATCTTTGAGTTCATCTTTAATGTTTTTATAAGCTGTCTCAGCATCAATTTTTCCTCCAAGTTCCAAAGAACAGATAATATCTACTCTAGTGCCAAAATGTGATAGTGCTTTTTCAAAGTTGTTTAAATCTTCATACATCAGATATTCTCTTCTTGCTCAGTAAGAATCACACAATCACTCTTAGGGTATGCTACACACAGCAGACTAAATCCTTGGTCCATTTGGTCATCGTCAAGGAAGGTTTGCTCTTCATTATCAACCTCACCTTCAATCACTTTACCAGCACAAGCACTACAAGCACCAGCACGACAGGAATAAGGAAGGTCAATACCAGCATCTTGCGCTGCTTCAAGAATATATTGATCTTCTTCGCATTGGATTACTTCTTCAGTACCATCAGCAGAACGGAGAGTAATAGAATAAGCCATAATCGTTTGTTAAAGTTCAGTAATGTTTGGAGTATTTAGAATAATATCAATTCGTGCATCTACAGCATTAACAGAGTTTCCTAACTCATAGAGACAGTTTGTAGTCTCAATGTTTTCATCTTCAAGTTTCACAATACGCTGTTCAAGTTCAGCAATTTTTGCGTAAAGGTCAATTTCTTCTACGATTGATTTTTGCGATGGTCCAAAAAACCAACGAATAAACTTTTTCATAATAAACCTATTTCTCTCAAATATCGTTGGTATCTCATAAATGATTGAACGCGAATAGTAATACCTAAACTCTCGCAACATCTACAGTAGGATAAAAACTCATACCAAGGACTCGTAGAGTCAGTATCACTCATAGTAGTTGCATCCAGAACTTATCACCTTTTTGGAGTGCTAAACATACGGTAGTGTGTTCTCTTGCGTGTCTGTCAAGGTCTTTATCGGAAAAATAGAGATTAGACCTTTCTACAGCGCACTTAAACACATTAGACCATAGTTGTTGTTTTGGCGTTAACCTTATTTTCATTTACTTGCTTTACAGTTTGATGAAGTTGTTTAAGTGCTTTAATAGTTTCAGGTGTCTCTTCCCATTCCCATGAATTGCCGTTTTTATCTACAAATGTGCGTGTTGTCATAATTTTCCTCCAACGATGCCATCATAAGTTTTTTCTGCAGTTTTGTCAAACTGACCTTCTTGTTTTGCTTTCAAATACCAACGGGTTGCTCTAATACATTCTTCTTCTGTAAGAGCCGTAATGATACCTACTCCATCGGGATAATGTGATTGCCAAGTTCCCCAAGATTTTTCCTCAATGTAAAACGCATCATCAATTAGTTTCTTTTCCATAATGACTTAATTGCCTCTTGAGTTCTACGTTTAATGAGTTTAGATGCGAATATAAAAAATGTTTCTGTTCATTACCCTCTAAAAGACGGGCAAGATTATCAATCTGTTGTAGTCCCAACAGCAGTTTCGTCTTCTTGTTCATTTTGATTTAGGTTTAGGTTTGCGAGTGCGACTAGGAGTTCCAGTGGTATCCAACTTTTTGGTGCTCCGTCTACCTCCACTTGCACTTCCACTACTGGTCTTTCCAGTTCTTTGTTGTACACCGTTCTTGTTTGTTTTACTAGACTTAGTGGGTTCTCCATCACGATAATCAATCTTAATAGTTCTCTTATCCAGTTTATACCTAGTCAGGTATTTTTGCAAGTGCTCCTCACAAGAAAAGAAACATACAGTTTTTTCTTTCTTTTCACCAAACTCCAATCGGTATGGGTGATTTTCATAAGGAAATAACGAAGTATCAATCATAATGTTTGTGATATTTGGGGTGATGTTTAACTTGTATGAGAGTGTTGTTCCTTGATATTATAACACGCCTATTCTTGCTTGCGTGAAGAGACCAAGAAAATGTATCTAAGTCACTCTTCCATATAAGAGAAACTGATGTTCCTTGAGTGCAAACGGAGCACTTTGTATATTTAAGGAGTAGATTTGCGAGCAATAGTCTCATCACAAACCTCCGTATTTACTTTATATTTTTATGTAGGTAAATATACTATTTTCTTGTTACCTCTTCATAATCTTGTAACACTCCATTCTTAAAGTGTAATCGTAGTCGGGGCCAATCTTCCCATTCACCTTTCCATTTTTCAGGATAGATTTCAATATATTTTGTGATTGGATGAACTTGATACTTTCCGTGTTGTCCTGTAGGTATCCATTCATAATTAAGGAATAGATGTTTAGTACTATATCTTGGGTCATCCTTCTCAATAACTTCAAAGGTATTAGTTCCTCTATAATCAGGACACCACAAAACACCTTTAGGATCAATCCAAAAGTGTGTCATAGTACCACTATAACCTTCTTCTATGTCTTTTGTTTGACAGGGAACATTTGTAAAGTGTTCTCCCAAATCATAAGAAGAACGAAGATAGTCGAACATTCCGATGGGTCATTCCTCCTCAGTCACAACATAAGTGCATTTTACATCAAACATCGTTATTCTCCAAGAGTATGAATGACTGGTTTTTCGTTTACCAGAATGCGATAAAGGTCTTCATTTTGTGCTGCGGATACTGGAATAAACTCTGTGTTTGGATTAAACTCATCATCGCGGATTGCCTGGTTAATCACAATAGAACCCTCCTCACCTGAATATGAACGATGATAGGTCATTTTAGGAATAACAAGAGCACCAGAAGAACGATTGAGATGAACGATATGATAAGGATAACGCCACTCTGGATTGATGAGTTCAAAGGTTCTCATTCCAGACAGAACACGATTGTGGTCTACCTGATGATAGTGAATATAAAACTGCTTTGCTCCTACAATATCATCAGGAGGACTGATAGCAGGACCAGTATGAACAACAAGGTCCTGAGCGTTTGAATGCTCGACCGATATATCATAGAAAACAACTGCATCTGTTTCACGGAATACTCTGTGCTTTTTGAATTGAACTTCGCTCATTAGTCGTATAGATTTTGCTGATGTTGTAGTCTATCTATCATATCATAGATATGGGTCTGTGAATACTCAAATGCCTCAAATCGTTGAGGGTTCTTATCCTTCATTTTTGACAGCATATTAAGATGGTCCCAGTATGTATTGATTACATACCCATAGTGCGCTTCATTCATCATCTAACTCCACATCTTTAACAAGATCTCTTATTCTATTAAAGAAATCCTCATCCATAGGAATGACTTTCTCCTTACCAGTTTCTACATCATTTGCCATTTCCATCAAACTTTCAAGAAACTCTTTTGGGTAAATATCATCTTCCAAACTATCCCAGAAATAAAGAGCACACTGCTCTAATGGATCATCACTTATAAGAAGAGCATATTCTTGATAGTTGTCTCCCATCAAGTCTCCCCAGTTCTTAAAAGCATACCAACAGTTATACCATCCCTGTAGAATACAAGAATGCCAGATATACTCAAACCAAGAGAGTTTGGTTTTATTCTTATCAGTTCCTAGTAGTGGTATACTAAACATCATTCCTCATAATAATCAGTTTTCCTAAAATCATACCATAATAAGTCTGTGTGGAACTATCACCTTCACACCGTTTAATTTCAAGTTTTGTAAGATGGATTAGACTTTGGATTTCGTCCTTATTAAGGTGCCAATCTGTAATATTGTGCTCTGTTACTTTCATCTTAGGTAATGAGGTTTCTCCGTATCAAATTGCCACCATTTAGCACCTTTCATTTTCAGGCACATCAGTATTGTATCGTGTTCTCCATATTCCCGTAGTGTGCCACGATACATATGCCTGCGTTGATAGGCACAGCACCAGACATTATAGTATATCTTTGCCTTCTCAGTCAGTTCCATATCTTTTCACCAAAGATCCATCCATCACCTTGTTTATGAAGTTCATAATAACTGTCCTCACCACGTCTCATAAAGACATAGTGAGTTCCATTTTCTCTCTCACAAACGTAATCACACTTGTGTGGAGAATACAAACGAACCTCAAGCACTTTGTCTGTTTTGTTTAGCATACTCAATTACAATTTGTTTGTGTTCTTTATACTTATCAGTCACCAGAACTGTATAAAGTTTTCCATCCAGTACTTCTGCTACTGCTTCAAGTATTGTGTTTATATTAACAGCAATACAATCACCTTCATATTCATAATCTTTGAGTTGTTCCACAAACTCTTTTACGGTTGGTTTTTCAGTCATTTTGTTCTTCCCAAGGTGCTTTGCGTTGAAGTAGTCTAGCAATCTTTTCGTCGTATTGTGGTGGTTCATTCAATCGTTCTACAAGAGCATCAAAGTCCTCTGCTGGTAGAACAATCTTTTCTGGTTTTGCTCCCTTACCCCAAAACTTCTCAAACTCCCACTTGTAGTTCATATCTAACCATCCACCATTCAAGGAACTCCAAAATGAACCCCAGATGTGATAATCATCAAACCTGAAACCTTTATGAGAAATCAAACGAAACCACCACCAGAATGGTGTGTATCGTAGTAATCTATTGTTGATGATGAATCTCACCATTTACCTAACCTCAGTTGTCTTTCAGGTGAAAGAAATGGGTTGTATGGATCATCATAAGGAAAGATGTATTCTGCCATCCAACCCCAAGAGATTGCCTCCCAGAAGTCATAGTAACCATACTTGTGCCCATCATTATAACAATCAAGGGCATACTTGATGTTACTGAAACCTTCCAGAAACCATTCCCATTTGGTCATTCCCCAGTACTCTTTTGGTGTCATGGCGTTTCATCACTCCAGTAGTATTTCAGTTTATCACCATCAGATTGAATATTCAAGTGGTAGATCTTATCATCTTGTGTATAAACACCAATCCACAGTGATCTTTCATTCATACTTTCCAGGTGAAACATCTTCACTTCTTCCAGCACAATATCGTCGGGGTTTTCTTCCCACCTTACTAATTTAGTCATTTTGCCTCCCAGAACCTACCATCAGGACCACAAGAATAATCAAGACTTTCCCAGCATTTAGCACGTAGCATATCACAAAACCTCTGTTCGTTCCCAGTTACAAGGTTTTCAGAAGTATTGGGAGAGGAACAAGTATCATGTCTGTTTCCCATTCCAAATAGATGAGAGAACCAATCCTTACGATAATACTTACAATCTTTACAAAGTTTAGTCATTATGCTACTCCATCAGCACTATCTTTGAACTCTTGTACTCTTTTCAGATAATCTCTACCCTGCTGATACAATGCTTCAATCAAATCTTCAATATCAGAAACAGGAACCTGATCAAACTCTTGATTCATATACTCACAACGAATAGCAGCAACCATACAATCTAAAGCAACTGCCTGTTGAATTTCTGGTGTGATGATTGTACCATGAGTAGTAGAAGAAGATTCCTGATTATAAAAAGCATTATATCGTTGAAGAACACGATTACTTTTCTCACGACGCTCTGCTTCTTCAAACATAGCATCAGGATATGGTTGTTGATTGTTGAAAGCATCCAAAACTTTTTGATAATCTTCTTCAGATACTTTTGCTTCAATAGGTTGGTTCATAAGTTTCCTCAGTTTCTCTTTGCCGTATTCAGTAAGGGTATGCTTTTGTTTTCGGAGTTCATCAACTTCTTCTTGTGTGAGATTAACCCACGGCATATCATCATTCATCGCAGTTTCCCTTTGATTTTTGTGAGACAATCATTAAAACCTTCTACACTACACTCAACATAAACATTTTGACTTCCTGCTGCTGATTGTTCTTTCGGCAACCATTCTTCAATTTTTGTTATAAGGAAATCTATGGTAGCATCTTCGTGATACCATTCATAAATCAGATCATAAAGTGTTTGAGATTTGTGTTCCTCTACCATTTCATCAATAATCTTTTGGATGTTTGGATTATCTTTCTCATCCCACTCCACTTCATCATAATACTCTGGTTCATCAGGGCAATAAGGTTCATCATACTTTCCGTGCTTCACATCGTTGAACCACACACCTTCAAGAAGACGACAAGTTTCACCATCAGTAATAGCAACCATCAGCACACCCTCATCAGAATACTTTTTTTTATACCAATAAAATTCATCAGGAAATTCAAGACGAAAATAGACCATCCCATTATAAGAGACAACCTCAAACTTACCACCAAAACTAAACTCCATTTTTGGTTGAGATTTATGTTTCTCAATCTCTTTGAGGAGTTCCAGTTTTGCTTGAAGCACTTTGATTTCTGCTTCTGTCTTTTCAATATCGTTGTTAAAAGTCATTTGTGATTTCCTATAAGGACAAGATAATGGTTCAATACAACTACCATTTTTTGAGTTGTGTTCTACATCTTCTGGTGCGTAACACCATCCAGAATCAAAATACTTACA